CACTGGTAGCTGTTTGTGCAACAGTTAACCTACCATTTTCTGTTTTAGTACCACCGCCATCGGTGTAAAACCGCATACCAACACCCGCACTTGTTGAGTCGGTTGGGTCATACGCTTCGTAATAGCCATTCTTTAAAGTAAGACTTGTACCGCTAAAAGTTAAATTGGCAGAATCAACAAGCAAACCAGACGCACCAGCGTAAGTTACTCGACCACTTGTTAGTGCTGAGTTTGTGACAGATGTTGCATTAACCGAGGTAAATGTTCCAGCCGCAGGGGTCACGTTCCCAATAATGCCTTGTAGTGATGTAGCTGTTGCTACGCCAAGAGTGGGGGTTACCAATGTCGGAGAAGTGGACATGACAACATTACCTGTACCAGTAATGGCATTGCTCACCAATCCTTTAGAGGCATCAGTAAACACTGCTCTGCTTGCTGTAAGGCTAGACAGGATGGGCTGTGCAGTTAGTGTAGCCACACCAGTAACAGCGAGTGTGCTAGATGCTGACAAAGTGGTAAACGCACCAGCAGCAGCCGTTGTAGTACCGATAGGGCCGTTAAACGAGTCACCAACAGCACCTGTCTGAAAGTCCTTCAATTGGCTCATCAACTCACGGATAGCATCGTTAATGCCAGATGGCGCACAGCCCTCTGCAATGTTAATCGAATCTATGTCTGTGTTATTAGCAGGGGTACTGCTGAACTCACTAATCTTTGTTTTTGGCATTTCTATTCCTTATTCCGAATATAAACCTGTGATTGCAGGAGGTGTTGCTGTTCGTAATATCTCAAGTAACTTAGAAATATCATTAGGATTCTGAACAAGTCTGTTTTGAACGTATGGCGAAAGCGCAGCAGACCTAGCAGTTGGTCTAACTCCTAAAGTAGCTAAGTATGCAGGATTTTGTAAGATAGCAGAAATACCAGCACCAGCAGTAACATCAAGAGGACTAAACTGAGGCAAACTTCCCATTTGTTCTGGAGTTCTAGCAGCTTTAGGAAATGCTTGTGCAAATTCAGCCGCTTGTCTAAGTTCACCAGATAAAGGTTTACCTTTTTGCAATTGACCTGCAAGTTTTACAGCATCAACACTACCAGTTGTCTGATTCAATACTTTTTCAATTGAATATGTTTTTGCAATCAATTGACGAGAATTTCTAAACTCTTTAAGCAAGTCAGCAGAACCTGTCTTTTTAAGATGGTCTTCTACTGTATTCTCTAATAGGTTTGCAATTGATTTTGATGCTCTACCAACATCTGTATTTCCACTTCTAAACGCATCATCAGCACCAGTTCTTAACTGCTTAATCATTGATACAGCAGAGGAAGCATCAAAAGAATTAGACTTCAATGAGTTAACTAAATCAATTACAGGGCTTGGAGTAGATTCTGGGAATCCTTTTGCAGCAGTCACGAATGGCTTTGCAATGTCATCTAATGCTTCAGAGTATTTGCTACTCATTTTAAGCATACCAGTATCAGTTAGACCAGCATAAAGTTTAGGTCTAATCAATCCACTATTAGCAATAGCCTCGTATGCGTCTCCAGCAGTTGCTCTAATGTTGCTAAGAAGTTCTGGAGTTATTGGTGTGTCATCAGCAAGTCCAAGTGAACGAGCAGCTAACTTATTTGTAACTTCTTGGTTTCTAGCACTAGCGTTTTGTGCTGTTGTTAGTTTTCCAGCAGTACCCTCAAGCACTCTGTTTAACAATGTAGGATTTGCCTGAGTAGGGGGAATTACATATCCAGCTTCACGAGCAGCATTTATTGCAGAAGCCATTTCTGGGGTCTGTGTAGCTTTTGGCATAAGCCGTGATACGCCAGCACCAACTACAGGAAGTGCAGCACCAATAGCCGCACCAGTACCTGCTGATTCTTGGTCAATCATTGCAGAACCTAGACCACCAGTAATAGCACCACCTGCGGCTCTTGTTCCCAATCCTGCACCACCTGCTGAACCTCCAGCAGTTCTAATTGCTTCAATCAATGGTGCAGCCCTTGCACTTATTGCAGGTACAGCAGATAGTCCCTTAGCAAGCAATCCACCAACAGGAAGTGTTGCGCCAATCTCACCAACTAATTGACCACCACCAGCAGAAAATGGATTAGCTTGTTTATATCTCTCTAATTCTTGAGATAACTTCTCACGACCCATTTGAGCATCACGCTCAATCATTTGTCCGATTGTTTCAGCACCTACTTTTTGTAGTCCCTTACCAAGTAACTCTTGACCACCTAAAACTGTTCTACCAAATCCTGCGCCAAGACCCGCTAATGCAGATACTGGTGCGCTTGGAGTAGCTTCACTTTTAGATTGAGCAAGTGCATATTGATATGCTTGAGCATCAGTCAATTCTTTATCAGAATTAACTTCATATGTTCCCTTACCTTCAATAGTTACTTCATAAGTTGCCATTATTATTTCCTTTTAACTGTTACGCCAGAAGGAAGACCAATGTTTTGAGGGCTTGGTGTTGTAGTTGTAGTTGGCAACTCGTAGTATTGAGCAACAGCAGCAAGGTCTGGATTTTGTTTCAAACGCTTTAAATTGCTTTCGTGAATACTAATTTTGTAATTAGCTGTTTTCTCTAAACCACCAAGTAGTGTAGATACTTCTTTTGCTGTCATTTTCATCAAATCACCAGCAGCAGCACGAGCAATCAAACCACGCTCATTCTCTGTAATTGCGCCCTGACCCTTCATTGCTTCAGCCGCATTTAACTCAAGACCAGCAAGTTGTTGCATAGCAAGTGCAGTATTTTGCAATCTTTCAGCATTATCTTTTCCACCAATGTTTAAAGCATCAGCCAATCGTGCGCCAGCAACTTGAGAACTTCCTAAAGTACCAGAGAAAAGTTTTCCACCTTCAAGAATTGGTTTAAGTGTTTCAATTCTTCCCAAAGTTCCTACAGCACCTTGAGCAGCCGCAAACGCATTATTTACAGCTTCACCTGCACCTTTAGAAAACTCAGATGCAAATGTTTTACCAGCGACATTAACAATAGTGTTTTGTACGCCAGCTTTCTTAAGTGCTGTTTGGTAATCTAAGAAAGAACCACTATATCCTTGTCCAACAGCTAAGTTATATCCTTGAATTTCAGCAGGTGTAGCTTTTTCTTTGGGCGTACCTTCAGCAACAGTTTCAACTTTTCCAGAAATAGGATTAACACGAATAAGTTTTGCACCTTCTGCTAATGAAGTTGTTTCACCAGCCATTGCTTTCTGAGATGAAATCAACTCATTTAAGGCTTTACGTCCTTCTGGTGAACTCATCAACTGAGGAACTGCTTTTTGCAAATCAAAGCCACCAGCAGTCATTCCTTGACCTACTTGCTGACCCATCATGTCCTCACCATAAATCTCTTGAGGCTTGGTTACAGCACCTTGGATAACGCCTTGAATACGTTGTTGTTCAGCCAATGCTTGTTGCTCTTGCTGACGCTTACGAATCATGTCTTGCAACTGAACATTCTGTAATTGCTCTTGCAGAACACCTTGCATACCGCCTTTATAGGCTTTCTGACCAAGTTGCAAACCTTCAGCAATTGATTGTCCAGTATTACCACCTTGGAACAAACGTCCTGCTAGGGCATATAGGGCTTGTGCTTGTGCGTCTTCACGATTACGAGCAATGTCAGCTTGTGACATACCCAACAGACCCATTGTGTCTGCACCGCTAGTCCCAAAAATGTCTAATAGTCCAGCCATGTTAGTCCTTATGGGCCATAGTTGTAATAGCCTAAGTTAGCCCAATTAGATGAGTCAACAGTATTTGTTGGTGCAGAACCACCAAGGAAACTTGAACTGAATGGGTTTATGTAACTTAAATCAGGTGAACCTAGATTCTTGTATAAACCACCAGCAACGGCAGCAGTACCTAATACTTTCTGAAACGCAGAAGTATCAGCAGAACCAGCCGCAGTAGTCTGTCCAACTCGTCCTAATGGGCTGCCATATACCAATGACATATAGTTTTGCAAGTTCTGTTGTGGTTGGTTTTGCAAGAAGTTAAAACGCTGAATGTCAGCACCTAACTGTTGACCTTGATAGCCTTCACGCAACTGACCCGCTTGTAGCAACTGGTTAATGTCTTGGTAATCAGTAGCCGCCAATTGAGGGGCCATGCCAATAGCTTGTTGTTGCTTTGCTCGTTCATCAGCATAGTTCTGATAAGCCAGTTGACCCGCTGTGTTAGTCAATGCTTGTGCATACTGACCTGTAGCACGATTCTGTAGATTACCCATAGCACCAGAGCCATAACGTCCTGCTAGACTAGACTTAGATGCAATGTCGCCTAATGTACTCTGAAACTGAGTCTGAGCCGCTTGAGCAGCAGGGGCAAATGCACCTTGAAAAAATGGATTGCCACCTAGATAAGCACCGCCTAAAGTACCTTGTAACTGCTGTTGAGCAAGACCAGTTAAAGGATTACCTGCTAAAGCACGAGTTTCTAAGGCTTGAACACCTGCTTGCGTAGTCTGGGAAGGGGAAACAAATGTCTCACCTGTGTAGTATTGTGGGCCACCGCCCTGATAAAGGTTGGATGCCTGTTGCAGACCATACGTCAAATATGGTGCAATTTCTGGTGCGACTGTGGATGTGGTAGTAGTAGCCATCTTTACTCCTAAAAGTTCGGATTCCGAGATGGGTCATCCACGGAATACATTATACATAAATTATTAAAATCAACCAATAATTGCATATCTATACGTCTTATTTGCAGAGATATTAGCCACATGGTTTACAGTAGCCGTTCCTTGACCCTGTGAACTAGCATAAATTCTTGCAGAATCAGCATTAGCCAAGGCAGAAGCAGGTACAAAAACAATCACGCTGTCTACGCCAATTCTTCTGTCTGTCAGAGTCGTAGTGGTAGCACCACCAGTTGCCAGAGTAATTGAGCCTGTGTTATTGGTCTTTCCGTCCATGATATTACGGACGACTTCAGCCACAGCCCTCTGGTCACCACCAAACGCAGGTAGGCTTCTAAACATCAGCGAACCCCTTGTGGAGTTACATCCACATCCACTGAGATAGCGTTATCCCAATTGTCACCAGTAGGAGTAACCTTTAGCCTGTGATACCTACCTGCGCTTCTAAGGGAAACTCTGTTCTCTGTACTAGCCGCCACAGCAGTATTAAAACTTACGCCTTGGTTTAGCAATGTACGAGAAGCAATAGCCACAGTTGCAGAGCCATTGTCAACAATAGGTCTAGCTAGGGTTACTACTGAGTTAGCACCAATGTCCAAGTCACCAGTAGAGATTACAGCAGTTTGACTAGCACCTGTATAAGTCATCACACGAGTGGCTAAAGTTCCACCTAAGAAATACTTACCACCAACAAACAATTGAGAGTCTAAACTTGTTGTTAAGGCATCAATAGAAGCAGAAAGTGTGTCTAATTGCTCAAGCGTTGCAGATGATGTAGAGGCTTCTGCTAGGTAATCTGTACCAGCATCCCCATAAGTCCATTTCTGAGTCTTAAAGTTATAAATAATTACGCTTCTATTTCCATTAACAGTTTTGTAATTCCAGATTACAAGTTTGCGAATTGGGTCAACAGCAGCAGACATGGTTTTATAGTCTGCTTCAGAGGCATCTTGTAGGAAGAATCTATCTACTTTTTCTGCGCCAATGGCTGTGACGTTTTGTCCATCACACACATAGAAACCATCATCAGATAAGAAGAAAGTAACGCCTTGGTACTGAGCAATTGAGCCAGCCACCATGCAACCTTTACCACGAGAAATATTGTCAAACTGGAATATAAAAGGAGTACCTACATAGGTCATTCTGTGAATTGCTCGCTCTAAAAGAACAATACCAAACTCACCACCACGGATTCCTACAATCTGACCACCATCAGGAATATCCTGATAATCAGACTGAGTATTTACGTTTTCTGTCCAATCTGTCTCATCATTGATTGCTGACCAACGAACACGATACTGCTGCTGTGTAGTTTCTAACGTATTAGCACAAACAACAAAGTCACGCACCACAGTAATGAACTTAGCAATAGGCGCAGTAGCCGACAAATCAGCAAACGATGTAGAAGTGCCTAGTGTCCAAGCCTGTAGTTTCTCAGCGTTATTACAAGAAATCACAACCTTTCCAAACTGAGTAAAACGAACCCTATCGTTAGCACCAGTTGTCATTCCTGTTTTAACTTGAGTAATACCGCCTACACCACTAACTGAGTAAATCTTAGATGCGCCAGCCGCAAACAAAGCAGTATTCCCATCAGGTTGCTTAGCAGCATAGAGAGAAGTTAAATTCTCAGCCGCATCACTTGTAGAAAAAGTAACAGGCGTAGGAAATGGGCCATAACCGATAGCCTGAGAAACCACGTTCTTAGCGTCAGTCAAAGCACCTGACACGCTAGGTTGGTCAGGCATCCACTCACCAAAAGTTAGTTTTGTCGTAGCCATGTGTTACTTCCTTGAGCCTGTATTGTCCATGTATTATCGTTAGCCGATACTGGAGTCCATGTGTTTGTATCGCCAGAAACAGCAGTCCATGTATTGCTATCAGCAGAAACTGGAGTCCAAGTATTATTGTCTTGTGGTACTGGAGTCCAGTTATCACCAAGGATAACGCCATATGCAGTAATTGTTGCTAGACCTGATACCGAGGCTACCCCTGCATAAATTGCAGACGCACTAGCGACAACATTAGCATTTGCATCTATGTTGGCAGTTGCGCCAACAACCAAACCACCATTAGCCGTTACAGTGGTTATGGTATCAATAGCACCACTACCAAATTGAACCCTAGTTCCACTAGCACTTACATTTGCATTAGCAGTTACAGAAGCTACTGCATTTGCTACGATTCCACCAAGAGCAGTTACATCTGCGTTACCATTAACTGAACCACTAGCAAACTGGACACGAGTGCCACTGGCTATTACATCTGCATTAGCGGTAATACTTCCATTGGCAAACTGAACACGAGTAGCATCTGCGGTAACAGTAGCATTACCATCAATAGCACCAGAGCCAAACTGCACCCTCGTTGCATCACAAGAAGCACTAGCATTAGCAGTAATGCTTGCACTCGCAAACTGAACCCTTGTAGCGTCTGCCGTAACTGTCGCTGTTCCATCTACCGCCCCACTACCATTCTGAACCCTTATAGCATTGGCTACAACGCTTGCAGACGCAGTTACAGACCCATAGGCATCCCATAGGGTTACTGAGGTTGTGTAAAGTGGACTATCGAGTGTGAGTGTTAAGTCATCAATGCTAGACTTTAAATTGTCTAGCGAGTCAATCGTCCACGGAGGTAGTAAGTCAGCCATCTCACGCTAAAGTAACGCTCAATGAAGCAACAGCAATGCGGAACACATCACCAGTTGCAATCGTCTTAGAAGCATCTAATGGTGTGTGATACAGCAAGTTTCCTACTGTCAAAGCATCACGGATTCCAATGTGTGTAATTGTTCCCCATGCACCACCAGCTTGAGGAAACTCAATAGCAGCAGAGTTGGTAGAAACACCATTGCTAGGCGCACCAAAAGTTATAGACTGTCGAGCATAGCTAGTACCAGAACATTCAGTACCAGTATCAGCATCAGTTGGGTCAGTTGTGTATAAAGCAAGATACACAGTCGTAGGTGCTGTGTAAGCAGTTGCTCTCAATGTCACATTGATAAGAGCATTTTCCAAGTAGTTAGACATTTCAGCCATGATTTCACCTTGCAGTTAATTTGATTGACAGGGGTACACCAGAATACTGAGTGTTTTCATCAGACCTAGTGAGAGAAGAAATTGCTCTGTCATACATAGAACCCCATGTATTGATACGAGCATCATTCATTAGATAAGGCTCTGCTTCAACCAATGCGCCATAAAGCAAGCCATCAGGGGCTGTAGTCAGAAATACGTTAGATGTGTTACTGACAGACAAATACGCTGGCGCAGAGTAATAAAGCATCTTTAATGTATAAACAGCATCAGGTGCAGGTGCTAATTGAAACTCACTAGCTAAGATTGTGTAAGACCTTGGAACACCAACTTCTGATGTTCTTGGGTCATTGGACAACGATGAAGGGCTAGAGTAACTCAATGGAGTTATTGGGTTTGTCATTACGACAAAATCACGAATCTCTAAAAAGTCACTAGGCAACTCAACAGTTGAGTCAGCCTTAACAGTTGACGTAGTTACAGATTTAAGCATCTGACGAATACGCAACTCTCTACGCAAACGATTCTCAGCCAATGTAATGAAATCAGGAATCTGACTTGTTAAGTCAGTCCTCGCTAAGTAATTGGCTATTGAAGTCTGTAAATCAGAATAGGTAGCAAAACTCATACAACTCCTGTCCGAGTTCTAAAAACTCTGTTATTACGCTCGTTTAGCCATGCTTTAAAACGCTTGTCATCAAGCACAGCAAAGCCACGCATAATTCCTTGCTTATTTAGTTCATCAATCACAGTCATTGGAATAGACGCAATCTTATTACCAAACAACTCATCTGACCATTTAGCACGTTCATCAAAGGAGTTATATTCCTTTTTATTCTGCTCAATGATGCCAGTTACATCCTGACGAGTTTCAATGACAATGCCGCCATCGCCATCAGAATGAACTACAGAATCTCTAAATTTAACAGGGTTTTGCATACACTAATTCTATCAGTTTTGCTAGAAAAAGAAATGCCCCAGAGGATTAGTCTGAGGCATTTTGAGAGTCACCTAACTATTAGGTCAAGTCAGCAATAATGCCGTGTGCAGCTTCGTTACGAACTTCCAATGTGAACTCAGCCAACAGTTGTGTAGATTCGTTGTCACCAGTAACAGCCAACTCATTGGTTGTAAAGGGACGCAGATAAGCTACAGCAGCCATGTCAGGGTCAAGCAAGAACGCAACATCGTCAGCAGAGTTAGTGCTGTTCATGAACCTCGAGGGAACCACGCTCAGAGTACCGAAATCTGACAAATAAACATCTGCCGCCCCGATGATAGTCGTAGGCGCATTTGTTGGGGCCATGTAACGCTGTGCAGCAATACCAGCAAAGCCTGAGACTACTTGCTTGTGAGCAGGTGTAACCATCAAGATTTTAGGATTGCCACCTGCGGTATAAACGCTCTTAACAACAGATTGCAAAATTGCTTCTGTGAAAGTGCGGTTAGTGCCGTTTGTACGAGCAGTAGTGCCAGATGCACCAGCAACGCCAGAAGTACCACCAGAGTAGCTAGTAGCCAACCATGCTTGCAAACCACCCAAAGCACGAGCAGTAGAGGAGTTACCATTAGTAGCAACTTGGTTACTGAGCAATGTCAATTCCATATCACGCTTGATTTCAGCAGATGATTTAGCCAAGTTATAAGCCTTTTCAGACTTACGACCAGCTTTATCTACAGCTTGCAAGGTGTTAGAAATCTTGATTGTCTTCTGTGAAATCTGGCAACGATTTCCCACACGAGTCGTAGGAGAAATAGTAATGTCAGATGCCGTTGCACCTTCGACTGCCACATTTAAAGCAGCACTCGCAAGTGAGTCAGTCTGCCACTCATGGTAAACAGCAGTTGCTTTAGTTTTGCCGATGGAACTCATCATGGGCGTGTCGGTTGGTGAGATGTTATAAATAACATCTGTAAGGTCTTCACGCTGACCAATAGCGGTGTATGTTTGATAGGTAGCCATAAATTACTCCAAAATTTAAAAGAATCGTTCAAATGCTTTAGCTGCGTCTGAGACTTTTCCTGTCTCACGCAACCTCTGCATAACCTGTTTATCTTGTGCAGACCTTGCAGGAGGTGCAGAAGTACCACTACGCATCATCTTAGGGGCAGCCACGAGTTTTTTATTTAACTCAGGTTTGCTCTTTTGAAGTTGCTCATACTTCATCGCCTTATACAAGGTATGCACAGCACGACTGTCATACACGGAACTGAGTTCTTGGTCAGACCATCCAACAGACTTCGCATAGTCACGGATTTGTTTCCGTACCGCATCACCCTGTGGTGTAGCTAACTCAGGAATTAGACTAACTAGCTTCTCAGATTCTTGACGGAGATGGTTTTGCAGTTGGGATTGTTGCTCTGCTTGTTGCT